GTAGGACACTTGGTTCTCGCAGGCGGTGTCGTAGGCCACGTCAGCGTCAGAGATGTACTCAATGTGACGGATCATGCCGTTAAAAATATCTGCCACTTCCACGTCAGCGTTGTCATCGACTGGGATGACCTTTGCACCTGGGCGGTTCTGTCGCATGTCATTCGTCACTTGACGAACGTGCTGCGGCAGTTTGTTGATCGTCAGTGTCGGGCGGGCGTTGATTGTCTGCCCCTGTACCGCGCCGCGAGTAGCCAGTACGTCAGCAGGCCACTGCCAATGATTGTCGGGCGAGCCAGCATAAAACCGCAAGTCATCCATCTCATCTTCACGGCTTTCAGCCAAAGAGGCTACGGCCATGTCCAACCGCGAGCGGGCGGTTGTCAGAATATCTGAGTCAGACTTGGGTGGTTTTCCACCAGCGGCCACATTGGCCACTGCGACCATTCCGGTTGGATCAGCCATTATTTAATCTTGCTAAGGACTTTATTTACCGTTGCTTTAACATTGTTGCCAGATGGAATTGTGGCGTGACAATTAGCAGTAGGTGAATATGTTTCTTTATTGCGTGAAGGCATGCCAGCACCGGACATTTTAGGTTCACGGCTATTTAACTGGGCGATGGGGGCAAGAGTTTTGCTCATTTCTTTCCTTTAGATGCAGGTTTAGATTGTACAGCGCGCTTAACAGAATATGCAATGGCCACGGCTTGCTTAACTGGCTTGCCTGCGGCCACTTCAGCCTTCACGTTCTTGCGGAAGGCTTCGGGTGATTTTGACTTGACTAAAGGCATGTTATTTCTTCTTTGCAGTTTTGGCTGAGTCTTTAAAGTCTTTGGCTGTAGGCGCGCCTTTGGCACCTGGCTGGCGCATTTTTTCTTTGCTGCCAGCGGCTATACGAGCCTGTTTTGCGTGAATATTGGCGTATAGGCCGGGCTTTTTCATTTACGATCCCATCCAAGAAGTTGTCACCACGCTTCTGTCAGAGTACGTGCGGCGCTGCGTGGATTCACGCGCCTCACGGTGGGCCACGGCAAAGGCAAAAGTCACGCAGATCGCGTCAGCCGCGTCTGGCGAGGCCAATCCGCGTGCCTTCATATCCTTTTTTGACTCCAAAAATATCGTGCCCTTGGAGTCGGGTTTCATCATAGGTGAAATTAAATCAGTTTTAAGAAACCTGTCAAGCGGGATCGAAGCAGTTTTTAGCCAATCCTTCATTTTCCCCCACATTTCGGCCCTTTTGTTGCCATACATGACCGGATTTGTCGATTTATTGCCAAAGTTGACACCTTTGACTTTGTAGCGTTGTTCCTTTAAACGGTCAACAATGCCCGCTCCAAGGCCGCCTTCGTCAATTACAACCAACGTGGGCTTGTATTCTTCAATTGCCTCAATCACATGGCCGACCACCGTCATGGTGTCGTCACCCCGATGGCGCTGGATGCTAATAATGTCGCGCCCTTGCCTGACCGCAATGACTGTTGCGTCCGCGCCAAAGCGGGCGGGGTCTACGCCGATCACAATTGGTGCTGACTGGTCTTGGTACTTAGGCCGCTTCATGGCGTCGTCTACCAAACTGACCGAGATAAACTGATCGTCACCTTCAGACGGAAATTGACCATACACCTCAACGTGCGCCTGTGATGAATCCGGCCCGTACTCGTCAATGATCTGCTGGTATGTCTGCTTGTCGGTTCCTTCGACCGTTCGGGCGTCAACTACCTTAGTTACCCAAAATTCCCGTTTGCTGTTAAAACATTCGTAAAAGTACCCAGTGTTGCGACGTGGGTTGCTAAACGCCATCCAGAACCTGTTGGGCGTGTTCTCTGTAAAGAATCCAGAAGTCACCGCCCAGATTGAGTCGTCGATACCACTGGCCTCGTCAAACACGACCAGCACACCGTCAAAGTTGTGTACGCCAGCGTACGCGTCGGGATTCTCCGCTGACCACAATCTGCCTTCCACGCCCCAGTAGCGTGTGCCTTTCTTGAGATCACGCTCGACCAATTCGGTAAGCCACTTAGCTGGCATCACGCGGGTAGCAGATACTTCAAACCAATGGCTGTTGATGGCAGTCGCCAGCCACTTGGTAATCTCGGCCCAAGTGACTGATCTAAGTTGGCTCTCCGAGTTGGCCGAGATGATGGTCGTGGAACCAATCCGCGTGGTGAGCATCCAGATTGTGATCCAACTAACTAACGCCGACTTACCAATACCGCGCCCTGATGACACGGCGTGCCGTAGGGTATTAAAGTCTAGCTTGCCTTTGTTGGCCTGTATGTGATCAGTAATCTGTTGTAAGACTTCACGCTGCCATTTGCGTGGGCCTTTGAAATGCTCCAGCGGCGTGCCTGGTTGTCCCCAAGGAAACGCAAACATCACAAACGCCAAGGGGTTGTCTTTAATGGCTGGCGCCCATAGCCGCGCCATCAATTCCTGTTCGTCTTCAGCGCTGTATATGGTCGATTGCATGGACTTGGGCTTCTATGATGTTGGCATCTTCAACTGTGAGCGCTCGCTTGGTCGCCTCGGCCAGCGCGCCTGTGATGGAGATGCGCTGATCCACTTCGACAGATATAGCCTGCTTGGCCACCCAGCCGTGCTGGTGTTTCAAGACTTCTAGCGCCATCTTGGCGTCGCCTTCTAGCGCCGCCTTGCGCATAATGTTAGCCATTTCAATCTCACCGTCTGCTTTGCCTTTTTGCGCAGCCATCTCAACGACGGGGTCAAGTTGCGTGAGTTGCCGATATTCGGTGGGCAACATGCCTGCGGCCAATGCAAGGGTGTCGCCTTTGAGGCCAAGTTTGGCGGCGTCGTACACCGCCTTCAAGCGCGACTCTGTTGCTTGCACCTTGCGCGGTGTAAATGGAATCGAATGGAACATGTGTTCTCCTGCGCGTTTGCGAGTGCTTTTATTCTACAAGAAAAAAAATTTTGTAGCTAAAAAAAATTGTTCGTGAACGCTACGTTTCTGCTGGCCCTTTGCCGTCGGCCCTACCCCCTCCCCTTCGGCCTCCTGGTCATTGTGGCCGGCGGGGCATGTGGCCGCGTGGCCGTGGGTCATGTGGACAATGTGGACAATCAGTTCCAAGTTGCATGACCTTTTTAGTTTGTGGACAATGTGGACAACATGTTTTTGCCTTGTCCAACTTGTCCACAAGTTATGCACAGGCTGTGGATAACAAACCCCTTGGGGTATGAGTTATGCACAGGTTTTGGTCTTATATAAGACTTCAAACTGTGGACAACCAGGACTTGCACTGTGGACAACTTTGGCCGAGGGGTTAGTGTGCAAAACGCAAAAAACGGCTTAAAACGCGTTTAAATGCGTGGGCATTTGTGGACAATGTGGACACTTTGGACCATCGTTTTAAATTGGTGGCGGACGCGGCGTCTGCAACCCGTGCATGATTTACTAGGTATTAACCCTTATATCAAAATCTTTAATTTTAGTTGCTAGAAAATGATTGTCCACATTGTCCACACTCTCTCAGCCGCCGCGCCTTTGCTGGCTTTGCGCGTGGGTCAAAATTCCATCTATACAGTGTCCACCTGTTGTCCATCTGTTGTCCACAAACAAACTTTTTTGCATCTGCGCAGTTTTATGTAAAAGAATCGTTTACAATAATTCATCGACACAAAAACAGTCGATAAAACCTAACCTAAAGGAAACACTATGCAAACAGCACTCATTAAGGACTTGCCAAAAGGTGAGTTTTTCAAACGCAAGGCCGACTCTGTGAAGGTTTATCAGCGCGAAGACTACAACCGCGAAGCTAAAAAATACGACTGCGCCGACATGCTCGACGTGTGGGGCAACGGCCTGCAACTTAAAGGCACAACTGTTGTTTATATCGGTTTTGACTATTAAAGGGGACGACATGAAAACTGCACCAATGATCGCGTATCACAAAAAAAGCGAGCTTCGCGGATGGTCTGAAGTTTGCCGTTATCCCGCCGACTGGGAGGGCTGGCACGCTTTTGACCGAAGCATGATTGAGGAACTATTGACGCAAGGTGAGCAGGTCGTCACTTGCGGCTGGAACATGTACCAATTTATTAAGGACTCAAAATGAACGACGTTTACGAAACCCTGCAACAGATGCGCTGGGCGGCTGACTGCCGCGCGGCTCACAACATGCGCAACGGCGCAGGCGGTAGCTTCGCGGCCGCGTTGGCCGACGCCTACTTCGCCGCCGATAGCGGCAACAAAGACCGCCTGTTAACCGCTTTCCGCGACATTTTCGACCGCTTTGCAACCTTTGAGGAGAACTAAAAATGGCTTACAAATTTAACCTAAAACTTCACCCGTGGGGTGAGCATCCCGAGCGCGGCAACGTCGAAATCGACGAATCGGCCATGTATGGCGCTTGGGAGTACCGCGACGGCACCGAGGGCGGCGGCCTGTGGTTTGAGCGCTTAGACGATGGCCGCTTAGACCTTGTGGACTACGACGGCGCGTTTGCGTTGCCCCAAGCCGTGATTGTCGCCTTGCGCGGCGCAGATGTATCAGTTGAGGAGATTTTTGAATGAACAAAGAAGACATTTACGACATTCTGGCCGCCGTGGCCGTTGGCCTCATGTTGGCCTTTTTCTTAACTTATAGGGGATAAAAAATGACTGATCTTTTCCAAAACTTTCAAGGCGCGGACATTGACCGCCTCGTTGAGTGCATCCGCGCAGCCCGCGCAGCCGGCCTCAGTATTGATAAATACACATCCGCAGGCGTCAATGACAACTCGGGCAATGTGTGGCTAGCGTCTGAAGATTGGACTGGCTGCGTTTACTGCTCCATCAATTTTGACGTTCAGTGGAACTATTCGTGCATGAACTGCGGCGAAGAATACGACTTCGACAGCTACACCGAAATGGTCGAATTTGAGCGCGCTCAATATGAAAAGCACGACAGCGAGTGCGACGCCTGCGCAACTGAGACGGAGGCCGTATGAAAACCTATGAAGTCAGCTTTAAATACGAAACGTGGGCGACTTACACAGTCGAGGCGACCGACCAAGCCGAGGCCGAGAACATAGCCCTTGGACTGCTGCAACATGACGAGGGCGACTACTTGCACACGGGCGAATGGACTGATACGCAAATTGAGAAGATGACCGAATGACTTACGAAGTGCAAACCCTACTCTATCCCGACACATGGGAGAACGCGTGGATAAATGACGGCGACGAAACGCCCGTTCAATTTGACACCTACGGCGCAGCGGCGGCAGAACTGGCCGACTATCTGCGCGGCTTGGCCTTTGCCGTAAAGCATGGCCACATGGACGATTTCAACCCTTCAGACTTTAGGATTCAAAAATTATGACCCACTACGACCGCACCCGCGTGACATTCCACAGAGGCAACGCTTTTACGCCCGAAGGCATCGAGGCTGAGCCGTTCGCCACGCTCACAATCAACGATTTAGTTGAGCGCGAACTAATCGACGCCA